CAAGGAGTTCTCGGAGGTTATCCTCCGAGAGCCTCGCTACCATGAGATTTTCATGGAGGGGCGGGGGAAACCTCAGGAGTGGCAGCCGAGCCCTCATGGGCCGGTCATGGTCAGCTATCCGGGGGTAGTCGATTCCTACCTTCAGAAGATCATTGTCGAGCCTGGATACGAGTGCATTGGCAAGCTATCGACAGTAGACGCCTTGGCTCTTGAAAAGGCGGTCCTCGATTTTTTTCCCATCTAGGCGCCATCCAGGAAGATGCTGATTGGTTGGTGTTTCGATTTGGCTGGAACGCAGATCGGGTCGAGCAGATGACGCTAAGCCAGCTGAAGTATTGGGTATCCCGCCTTATCGGCTTTGCTGAGAGGAGCAGAAAGTGACGCGTACCGTTGAAGCACAGCTGCGAATTTCCGCCGTCGACAAGACGGGGCAGGTGTTCAAGTCGGTCGCCGGCAAGATGGGAGAGATCAACCGTCGTGCGGATGCGCTCAATCGTCAGCAGGGTGCCCTCGCTCGGGGTTCTCAGGCGGCGTTTGGGGCGATGCTTCGTTATGCTGCGCCTGCGGCCCTGGCCTACGGTGCGAAACGCGCGTTGACGGACTTTGCAGCCGTGGAACGGCAGATGAACCGCATCGGCATCACGGCCAATGCCAGTGCCGAGGAAACGAACGCAGCGTTTACGCGACTGCAGGACATTGCGAAGCAGACGTCATTGCCTGTCGATCAGGCTATCACTGCTCTCGATACCTTGGTGGCTTCGGGTCTTGATCTGAAGGAGGCCATGGATTTCTTGCCGTCCGTTCTCAATACGGCGCAGGCTTCCGGATCGGCGACGGAGGATATCGCCAACACGGCGATCAAGGCGGCATCCGCGCTGAAGATCGAAACAAGCCAGATGCAGCATGCCTTCGATATCATGGTGGCAGGCGGCAAGGCCGGCCAGTTCGAATTGAAGGACATGGCGACCTATATTCCGGATCTCGCGAACTCCTTCGCTTCGCTCGGATACACTGGTGAGGACGGACTGAAGAAGCTCGTCTCGATCCTTCAGACGATCCGCGAGGATACCGGGTCCGCCTCGTCTGCGGCGACCTACGCACAGAACGTCTTCGGTAAGATATATTCGCAGGACACCGCGACGAAGTTCTCGAAGATGGGCGTCGATCTCCGGAAGGAACTCGATGCTGCGCGAAAAAGTGGCGAGGACACCGTTTCGGCATTCGTCCGGATTTCGAAGGAAGCGATCAACGGAGATCTCAGCAAACTCCCGTTGCTCTTCACGGATGAGCAGTTTCGTCTCGGCATGCAGTCACTGATGACCAGCGCCGATAGTTACGAAAAGTTCCTCAAGACGGTGAACAGCTCCGAAGTCGATGGGACGGTATTTCGTGATCTGGCGCGGGTCACCGGCGACACGCAGTCCAGCATCGACAAACTGTCGAGCAGCTGGGACAAATTGATGAACAGCATTGGCAAGGGCGTGTCTCGGCCAGCGGTTCCGCTAATGGACGCTATCTCGAAAGACGTCGACTACGGTGACGCTGTTCGTTCGAGCCTTCAGAAGCAAGGTAAGGGTTACTGGGCAACGGAAAGTTGGATGGCGCTCAATCTGCCTTTCGGTTCGTTCTCGAAAAGCGCGGAAGCCGACAAGATGGCGCTGGCTGGCGGCTATAGCGATCCCGACTTCATTCATCGCATGCGGCAAGGTCCGAATATGCCGCAAGGGCCGCGTCTGGGAGATCGCAAGCTCGACCCGCACAATCTGCCATCATCGGGTGTGCCCACCCCGGGGGCGCGGCCTGGAGTGTCACCTTCGATTGCGAGCGTCTATGGCGAGTATGCGCGGAGCCATCAGCCGTCCGGGCAGCCGGTAGGATCGGGCGCGACGATAGCGGGCATGCCTTCGCCCATAGGGGTGGGATTGACCTCGTGGATGAAAGACTTCTTCCGCATGCCCTCGAAGGAAGAGTTCCGTGACGCGCTGAAGATCGATGCGACGGGCCTGAAGGAGTCCGGCGACGAGGCTGCACAGAAGGTGGCCGACGGCGGGCGGGAGGCTGGAGCTTCGATCAAGGAGTCTGCTGCTTCGCTTCAGGCGGCGGGTAACAGCATCAGCTCTGCGATCCTGTCAGCGGCTGAAAAACTCACTACGGCAGCCGGCGCTTTCAACCGCGCCACAAGTATTCGGCCCGCAGTCAATGCAAACACCGGGCGCTCGATGCCACCGCAGGCAGGCGCACCGGCGGGCGGCGGCGGCGGGGGCGGTTACTAGGAGTAGGCGATCATGCGGGACTGGACGAAAACCCTGCGCCGCGCGAGCTTTCGCGGCGTTGAATTCTGGGTGGACTTCGAGGATCTGTCCGCCGGCAAGCGGTTGGCGCTGCATGAGTATGCGGGCGGCAAAGTCACAAAGGTGGAGGAGCTGGGGCTCGCTACCGCCGCATACGGGCTGACGATCTACTTCGTCAGCGACGTCGCCGACATCGAGGCAAGGGCCTTCGCAACGCTGATGCTAGCGGACGGACCTGGCTACCTTGTGTTGCCGATCGACGGCGGGATGATGGCAACGGCGCAGGATTTTCGGCGCTCACGTGAACAGAGGCGGATGGGCTACGTCGGCTATGACGTGACGTTCATCCCGACACTGACTGAGAGCAACGTGGTTCTCTCGATCGGCGATGTCACCGCGGCAGTCGCAGATGGATTTGCTGCCGCGGCGGCACAGTTTGCAAGGTTTTTCTAATTTTAGGGGCTCATGATGGCGGCAGATAGAGACACGATCCTGTCGTGGCTGGCGGACCTTTCTGCCGCCATCGTGACGGATACCGATGATCTCGCCGACGTATCGGCCCGGATCGCGGCGGCTTCGAATCTCGACGCTTCGGCTTTTGCAAGTGAGACGCTTGCGCTGATGCGGGTCATTGCCGAGAGCGTCGACGATGCGTCCGACTTCGACCGGTTGGGCCAGTCGGTCGGTGCGACCGGGACGACCGCCGACGCGATCGCCATCATGCTCGGCATGGGGCTGGCGGTGGCGGGATGCCGTCCCGATTGGCCATCGCGGCCGATGGCGCGCCGTGCCCGGTCTCGGGTGGCATCTGCTGGTGAGGCCGCCGCGTCCGCAATCGATCAGCTCGGCGGCGACGGTGCGGAGCTTTACGCCTGGTCGACGAACGTTATCGCGACAGCGGTTCGGGTGATCTCGGATCTGGAGGCCGATGCAGCCCCGATCATCAAAGTGTCAACGGGCATCTCCCTGCCGTCTACCGTCATCGCCTATCAGCTGTACGGCGACGCAAACAGGGCTGACGGTCTTGTTGATATCGCCGGTTCCGCAACGCCGCTTGTGATGCCTGTCCTCTTCGATGCCCTGGCTTCCTGATGCTTGAATTGATCACGATCGACGGTTTCCCGCCTATCAAATCCATCTCCGTCAACATGTCGGCAGAGGAGGCGGTCCGCACTGCTGAGGTCGCTCTTGTCCCGCAAGGAAGTGGGGTGCCGGTTGTGCCGGGCCAACCCGCCGTGATCAAGGCCGGCAAGGATCTGTTGCTGACGGGTTACGTCCGGGATGTACGTCCTGCGCACGATGCGGGTTCTCACACGCTGACGGTGACGATCTGCTCGCGCACCGTGGATGCGACCGAATGCTCGGTGGAGCATCCTACCGGCGAAGCAATGGACAGGGATCTTGCCGCAATCGCCAAGGAATTCGACGGCCTTGGGATTGGCGTCGAGAGCGACGGTACGCTTCCCATCGAGCCTCGTCACAAGCTGCATGTCGGTGAGACCCTTTTCTCGACGATCGAACGCCGGGCGCGGGGTCGGGGAATTCTTATCTACGACACCCCTAAAGGAAAGCTGAAGCTCGCGACCAAACCGGAAGGCACACACAAGGGCGGTCTCTACTGGGGTCGCAACATTGAGCAGGCATCGTCGGAACTCACCGAACGCGGGCGCTACAGTGCTGTGAAAGTGCGAGGGCAGGCGAGCGAGGGGACGGACAAGCAGCAGCTGCGAGCCGAGGCAACCGCGCGTGACACAGGTGTGAGCCGTAACCGGCCCTTGGTCATCCCACATGAAGGTGAAACGACCGTTGATCGTTTGAAAAAGCGCGCCGACTGGGGCGTGAAACGCGGTGCTGGATTCGCGGCAACTGCCTCGATCACTACGACTGGCTGGCGGGATGGTGGCGGAGCAATCTGGAACCGCAACTGGCTCGTCTACGTCGAGGATCTCTGGATCGGCATTGAAGGCATGATGGTGATCAAAGGTGTCAGCCTTACACAAGACAGTGAAGGTCAAGGCACGGTTGCCGTCCTTTCGCTCGCCGACCCTCGCGCTCTTGGCGGGGAGAACCCTCGAGGCAAAACGGCAGGGGCGTATTCAGCGCCTGGCGCCATCACCGTGGAGTACGAAGACGAATGATCGGCAAACGGATCGAGCTCGATGGCGCAAACCTCGAGAAGGCTGGGCAGCAGTTTGTCAGTGGCCGTGCTTTAGCAAAGGATGGCTATACACGTATCCACCGAATAGAGCCGGCGGGGTTTGCCTCGTCGCCGATCAAGGGAGCGAAAGCCTACCTGATCGCTGCGAATGGTGATGCTGATCAGGCCTACGTCTTTGGCGGGGAGCATCCGGGGCATCGCCCTGTCGATCTCCCTCCAGGTGCGACGGCGCTTTATGATCACAACGGCAATGTGATCAAGCTCTGGATGGACGAAGTCATCATGGACTTCGGGAGCCGCACTATCACCATGACGGGCGGCGAGTGGAAGATCGCCGGCAACGTTACGATTGCCGGAAACTTGGAAGTTGTAGGCAATATCCATGCGTCGGGCTCGATCATCGACGATGGTGGCAACACGCCGCACCATACTCACTGAGGGCTCGTTGTATGCTGAAGATCATTCCGGCTGATGACGCCGAAGAGCCCTATCGCGCGCCGGATCTCGGGTGGAATGGTTTCGTCGGCGACCTTATCCTTAACCCGCTTATCCATCCGCTCGCGCCTGGTGATTTTCGGGCCGAGCAAGGGCTCGCGACACAAGTTCTGATCTGCCTGATGACGGATCGGCGGGTTGAAACGAGTGAGCTTCGGGACGGCGACGAGAACCGGGGATGGATTGGTGATAGCTTCGATGTGATGCAGGGCGAGACGCCGATCGGCTCACGGCTTTGGCTATTACGGCGATCGGCGCTCTTTCCGGGTATTGAGACAAAGGCCGAGGACTACGCCCGCGAGGCGCTCCAGCCGCTCATCGACCAGGGGACGGTCTCCAAGGTCGACGTGAGTGCAGCTGCCGGCACTAACCGCCTGGATCTGACAGTCTCGCTCTATGGGCGAAACGGCGCTCAGATCTACAGCTCGAAATTTGAACTTCTCTGGAGACAGATTGATGGCGTGGCAAATCCGCTCGCTCAGTGATGCGTCCGCTCGCGTCCGGGGCGCCTTTCGTCAGCACATGCCGGGCACAGATTCCGCCCTCGCAAACAACTTCGTCACGGTCGTGGCCAAGGTCCTCGCCGGCATGGCGCACGAGTTCGAGCTGCGCATGGCTTATCTTGCCAAGCAGTTGTTCGCGTCGACGGCCACGGGCGCTTTTTTGCTCCGCCATGGATCTGACATAGGGATCTACCGCAAGCCGGCGGCGATCTCGTCGGGGTCTATAGTCGGTTCGGGAGCACCGAACGTGACCTACCCCGCCGGCATCCGCCTGATTTCCGGCAGCATCACGTTCGTCTCGACAACGCCTGCTTCTGCAACCCCGCTCGGGGCGCTGACTTTGAAGGTGCAATCCGAGGTGACCGGTGCGGCCGCGAACCGTGATGCCGACGGAATA